CGCCAGCCTCAACGGTGAGGGACAGACGGAATGTGCGCAGCTCAACGGTGGCTGCCTCGTTGGGCTTGGGGACTGCGCGGACGAAGCCCTTGTCCAAGCCGGTGACCAGTGCCTTGAGTGGACCGGAGGCACCGTCAAACTTCATCCAGCCCTCGTTCATCTTCTCGACAGCGATCAGGTCGACCGCCTTACCGTTGGAAGCATTGATCGCGTCTCTGATCTTCAGGATGCGGGGGTTGATGGCGTACCACTCGGTGCCGTCAGCCAGGATGGAGAGGCTGAAGCTGCGCGAGTCCTCGATGCCGTAAGTTTCACGACAGAACTGCTTCTGCGCTTCGTCGATGTATGTGTACAACAGGGCATCCGACCAGAGGTACGGAAGCTCCAGGTCGTACAACTCCTGACGAGCGACGGCGAGCAGTTCTGTGGTGTTCATTTAGGCGCGATCTCGTTCTGCCATTTGGCCCAGGCTGCGTCGCGCTCTTTGGCGTTACAGGTCCAGCCCAGCTCTTTGGCCAGGACGGCAGCGTGCGGGACGCCAACAGCGTTGAAGTCGGTGCGCTCGTTGCGCAGGGCGATGATCTCGAAGGCCGTACACAGCGTGCTGTAGCGGTCGATCAGGTTCGTGGGGGCTACCGGTGCGGAGCCTTCAGCAGGCTCAGGCATCTCGGTCTCAGGGATGCAGCCCAGAGCCAACAGCTCGTCGTGCATGCCGGGCGGGCAGAGCCGGGGCTCACCCTTAGTCAATTCGATGGATAGGCCGCAGACCGAAGCCAGCGTCAAGTTGCGCGGGGCAATGTATTTCATGGTACTTGGTTGAGTTGAGTTAAAGGACGGGCAGGACTCTTGTGGAGCCCTGCCCTACGAGGTCAGCGTTTAGCTGACTTGCACTTCGGAGACGCGGCCGTCAATCGTGTACATCAGGCGTACGCGGGCTTTACCGGCAGTGGCGTTAGCCACCGTGTAGGCGATGGTCGCCCGCACGTTGTTACCAGCTGCGGTCGACTGCAGAGCAGACGTCAGCAACAGCGCGGTGCGGGTTTGAGCCGCAGCCATCAAGGACGTGGAGCCCAGCAACGAGGTCGTTGCGCCAGCGATACCCAGAGTGATGGTGGCAGCGGTGCTACCAGTCACAGCGGTCTCGATGATCAGCTCACCACCGACCACCACAGCACCGACTGGCAAGGGGATGCAGTCGAACACGATGGTGTTGGCAACGGGGCCGGTCAACCCAGCTTCCGCTGGGTCTTTGGCCAGAGCCACGGTAGACCCGAGGGTCTTCTTGACGGTGTCGACAGAGTCGATAACCCAGTCATTGAAGTCGAACGTGAATTCGGCAATCAAAGGAACTTGGGCAGAGCGGGATGCTAGTTTTTTCATGATGATCTTTCTTAGACGTTAGATTACTGAGCAACGTAGCAAGAGATCACACCAAAATCTTCGACGGCATTGCCTTCGTAGATGTTGTTGAACTTAGGCTTCAGGAAGCCCAGCATCTTGCCCACGGAGATGGACTGCGAGTTACCGAAGTCGTCTTCGTCTTCTTCCCAGTAGGGAGCGTCGATGTCAGCCATACCCAGAGCCTGAGCACCGCAGAACAGCACTTGCGAACCTTGCAGGTTCAGGCCAGCGCCGTACATGTTGGTACCAGAGATACCACCGGTGCAGTTGGGCACGTGGCGGAACTCGTGCAGCGTAATGCCGTCCACTGTCACGGCGTCGCCGCTGAACAGTTTGGCATTCGTGGCCGAGTTCTGCGAGTAGCGCAAGTTCTGCAGGTAGGTCGGGTCGAGCTTCAGGCGGCTCATCGCTTGTGGCGTGAGGAACGCATGGAAGTTCTCAGAACCACCGTCACCACCGACACCGCGCATGTAGCGGTCCTTGGCGTAAGCCTTCAGCTGGATGAACATCTCCCAGGCAGGGAAGTCGCTCGCGGCAACAGCACCCGTGTTGACGATGGCGCCGGAGGTGTTGTTACCTGTGGCGCTTGTCTTCAGGGTCTTGTTCACGTTGTCCCAGCGCGTCATGCGGCGGGTCGAAGGCGCGGTCACATCAGCAGCGAACTCCAAATACTGGAGGTCAGAACCGACACGGGTCGCGCCGTTGGGCTTGTACGCGTAGCTCATACCACCCAGAGTCTGGAATGCCATCTGGTCGATGCGGTCAGCAAGCCAGTAGGACAGCAGGTTCTTGGAGTTGTCGCGGAAGCTGAACACAGACTTCTGCTCGGCCATGCGGCCTTCATGCCGGTTGGCATGGCGCAGCTGGTCGTAGCGGATGACCTGTTCGAAGGTCTGCATGCCTTCCTCGTTACCCTTCAGGGTACGGTCCCCTGCGATACCGTCGCCGAGCAAGTCAGCAAGCAAGGTGATCACAGCGCGGGTACCTTTGGTGCCCTTGGTGAGTTCGGTCACATGGTTGATCATGGAGCCGTTGCCGGAGCCGAGGAACTGGGAAGTGAAGCTCTTGTTGCGAGCATTTTTCCACAAATCCATTCCCCAGATTGTTTTTTGTTCGTTGGTCAATAGACCAAGGTTTGTTAAAGCCATTTGATGGCTCCTTTCGTCGAGTTGAAGACACTGAGCACTTGGCATTTCTGCCCTGCGTCGTGTGTCGTCACGACTGACGAAAGTGGAGGTGTTGTCGTAACCTACCTAAACCGATGTGCCGATTCTAACCACTATCGAACTTAGATGTTCGATAGTGGTGAATTATTTTTACTCCAGCACGTCTCCGCGCATCTTGGCCAGCGCGTCAGGGTTCGCGTCAGCGAACTTCTTGAACGCCTCCTGGCTCATGTTCATGATGGCTGTGGCCTCGCTGGCACCTTTGCCGATCTTGTCGCTGTCGATGCCCGAGCGGTTCAGGTTGGGCGGCGTGGCGGCGGTGGCCTTGGCAGTCTTGCCCACGGCAGCGGTCTTGCGCTCAGCTGCAACATCTTTTTCACTCACGCGGGGGTTGACGCTGGTGGCCATCTCCTGCTTCGTGGTGCGGGGCTCGACCAGGGCTTTGACTGCCTTCTGTAGTGCCACCGTCGGGGTGTAGCCCTTCGTCTGGTAGGCGTCCTTCAGCTCGGCGACCTCCCCCATCAGCTCCTCGTTGTAGTCCTCGCTGTCAGGGTTCAGCTCGGGGTACGCGGCTTCGATGCGCTCCAGGCCGGTGTTGTACTTCGCCCGCTCCGTGGCACGGATTTCGGCGGCATGAATCTTCATGTCGCTTTTAGCCTCAGCCATGTCGCGCTCAGCGCGGCGGATGTTCGCCATGAGGGCCACAGCCTTGTCGATCTCGCCGTCAGTCAGCAGCTCCGCGTGCTGGCGCTCCATCTTCATGATGGAGTCCTCAGCGGCAGTAATCTGTTCGTTGACGGTGGCGACCTGCTGGCCATTCTGGTACTGGGCGAGCTGGCGCTCCAGGTCGGCCCGCTTCTCGCGCTCCTTGTTCAGCACGGCCTCGTGGCGGCTCAGAGGGATGCGGGAGTCCTTCTTGGGGTCTTCCTTGGGCGCTTCTTTCTCTGCTTCTAACTCAGCGGTCAGCGCTTCGGCAGCGAGTTCGCCGTCAGGGTTATCTGGGTCGACATCTGCCTCTTCAGGCAGGACGTCGCCGCGCTCCAGGGCTGTGGGCGTGGAGCCGGAGTCACCGGGTTCGGGGGCGAGGAGGAGGTAGTGTTTGGGTGGCATGGGTGCTTTCTAAGTTAGACCTACGATTTCGACGTAGGCATGCGGGACCGGTTGGACACTTGGCCGCTACCGGCTGGGGGATTGGCTGCAGCGGTGGCTGCGTCCTGGGCTGCTTTGACGCGGGCGTCCATGCGCTTCTGGGCCATGTCCCGCTCTTTCATCTGGATGTCGGCGTCGAGCTTCTGGCGGTCCAGCTGGTGCTCGCGCTCGCTCAGGCTCATCTTCTGCTGGGCCAGACGCTCGTCGATGGACATCTTGTGCTCGGTGGCCTGGGCCTTGACCTGGACCTCAGCCATCTTGGCCTGGCCGCTGCCGTCGTCCTGTGGGCCGTTCTCCAGCTCCGCAGCCTTGGCATGTGTCTCTCGGGTCTTGGCTTCTTTGAGCTGGCTGTCGGCACCCTTGGCCGCAGCCTCGCCGCGCAGCTTGTCGAGTTCGGCCTGCATGGTCTCCATCTGGATGCGCTGCTGCTCCAATGCCTCGGGGCTCTGGCTGGCGGCCTGCATCTGCCTGATGATGTCTTTCTTGTTCATCAGGCGGCTGGAGTCGATCAGCACGGTGTCAGGCACCATGATCCCGGCTTCCTTCAAGGCCATGGCCTGTTCGAACTGACTGTCTTCCAGAGTCTCGCGCTGCGGCACAGACGTGACGACCACGTCGTACTCGCCCAGCGTCAGGTCGTTCAGGATCTCCTGATATGGGGTCTCTGCTGGCTCCTCGCCGGTCTCTGGCTCAGGGTTGGGCTGGTTGACTGTGAAGTTCGCGCTCTCGCCCGTGGCGTGATCGTGAGTGATCGTCATCATCCGTTCTTCGGTGTAGAACTCCTGTACCAGGTCGAGGATGTTGCGGGCCATGATGGCGTCACTACGGACTAAGTTATCCAGCGGCTTGACAAGGTTTGTTGAACCAGCCTTCTGCTTAGCCTGGATGGCTTTGGCAGCCACGTCAGCGCGATCCATGCCCTGCATAGAGTCTGAGATGCCGGAGATCGTCTTGATAGACTCTTCGGCCTTGTAGCTGAGGCGGTCAAGACCCTGTGGTACTTGGTTTGGAGCGATCTTCTGGACATCTTTGTCTGGGTCTCCGTTGAC